GAGGCTTGGACGCGCAATGGTGTGGCGCACAAATGGCGGCCAGTGCTGGACAAGAAGTTCGGCCCTGGCTTCAGAAAATCCTTGAATGGCCTTTTGGTCTGAGGTAGAGTGATGCAAGACCCGGCTAGGGTGGGAGTAGCTACCCACCCGAAAAGCGAACCTCCCGCCTGCCGTCAGTCTTCTTTCAGGAGGGTTTGCGAGGAAGTGCAATGCACTATTACAAAAGAAACCTAGGCGACTACGCCAAAAAATGCGGACGGCTGTCCATGTTGCAGCACGGTGCGTACACGCTTCTGATCGATTCGTGCTACGACCGTGAGAAGTTCCCCACGCTTGAAGAGGCCATCGAATGGACTTGGGCCAGCACCGAGGCCGAGATCGAGGCGGTCAAGTTTGTGCTGAGCCGGTTTTTCAGGCTCGACGAGGATGGCCAGTACGTGCAGGAGCGCATCCTGGCTGAGCTGCTGGACTACCACGCCAAGGCCGACAAGAACAAACAGATCGCCCTGGATCGTGAAACGAAGCGTAGAGAAAAAAGCACGAAGCGTGCACCAGTCGTAGACGAAGCGCCACCTAACCAAGAACCAATAACCATAAACCAAGAACCAGTAAAGAAGATGCAGCGCGGAACGCGCTTGCCAGCAGACTGCATCCTTCCTGTCGACTGGTCTGAGTTTTGCAAACAGGAACGGCCAGACCTTGTACCCCGGCAGGTGTTCGACGAGTTCAGGGACTACTGGATTGCCCAGCCTGGCCAGAAGGGCGTCAAGACCGACTGGGACGCCACTTGGCGCAACTGGGTGAGAAGGCAAAATCAGGCCAGGACGGCTGGCCGCACTGAGCACAAGCACGCTGCAGCAGCTCGGGCGATCTTTGATGGGGTGTTCGAAAATGAATAACCTCGCCACCCTTGCACAGCAGGCCATCCAGCACGCTGGCCAACAACCATCGCCCAAAGGCGACAACCCGACGATCCGCAAGCTGTTTCTGATCTTGCACGGGTCTTACGGCAGCCTGTTCACCACCAAGTTTTCCACAGGCGAGCGCGACGCCAACGGCAAGGACAAGGGAATCCGGGCTGCGATGCTGGTCTGGGAATCTGCCCTGGCCAAGTATTCACCGGACACGATCGAGACGGCCGCCAAGCGCCTGGCCGACGAGTGCCCGGACTTCCCGCCAAACCTGCCGCAGTTTGAGGCGATCTGCAAGGCGGTGATGCCGCGGCAAACTTTCACGGATGAACAGCCGCGGCGACTTCCACCTCCAGAATCCAAGCCGATCGGCCCGATCGAGTTCCAAGCCATGAACGACGGCAAGGATTGGGCACGCAAGCTGCTGGCCAGACAGGCCGCTGGCGACCGTGTGAGCTTGGGCAGCATCGAGTGCGCACGCAAGGCGCTCAGAATCCAGGAGGGCGAATGACATGCACAGCCTGCCAAGCCCACGCACAGAACCCGCTGTCCGGCCAGTACCACTTCGCATGCCTGCAGTGTTGCACCAGGCTGGTGCTGAGCACCCGTCCGAACAAACAGGCGGCAGCCGGGATGCTGGCGGCCATCGAAAGATTCCCGCAGAACCCTGGCCGGGAGCGCATCTTGGAATCCGTCCGCCAGGCATTGACGAAACCCCCCTCAGCCTCGACGAGTGCTGGGTCGCAGTCCGGGAGTGCCTGACATGACCGAACGCCAAAGATTCACCCTCTGGGAGCCGGTGCAGGCCCACAAAGTCCTGACGCAACAGATCTGGCCGCTGCTCAAATCTCTGCTGATGGCTGGACACCGCATGGTTGTGGAGATCAAGCCAGAAACCCGCACGCTCGCACAAAATGCGCGTTTGTGGGCGATGTTGACCGATGTGGCCAAGCAGGTCGACTGGTACGGCCGCAAGCTGAGCGCCGAGGAATGGAAGCACGTGATGACCGCCTCGATGACAAAACAGGACGTGGTGCCCGGCATCGATGGCGGATTTGTGGTGCTCGGCAAGTCCACCAGCAAGATGACCAAGCCCGAGATGAGCGAGCTGCAGGACTTGATCGAGGCCTTCGGTGTGCAGCAGGGTGTGCGCTTCACAGCGCCTGAATACGTTGACCCAGAGACTGGAGAGATAACATGAATCGAGAAGACATCATCCGCATGGCACGTGAACAAGGACTGCCAGAGACTGAAGTTCAAGGTGTGTTCATTGTTAACACGGACGACCTTGGACGTTTTGCCGCAGCAGAGCGTGAGGCGTGTGCGAAGGTGTGTGATGAATTGTTTGCTGATGTACCTGCGTATTCAGCACCTGACTGTGCTGCGGCCATACGAGCAAGGAGCAACGCATGAGCAACATCACGCCATTGCGCGGTGCGTCCGTGCCAACCAACGAGCCGAATGCTGCCTTGGTCGCTGCGCTCAAAGACATTCTGGTTGACGCTGAATCTGGCCGACTGCAGTCATTCTTTGCCGCAGGCTTCCTGGCCGATGGACTGCGAATGTCCTGCGTGCTCGGCGACCATTCCAACGTCTACGAGGTGATCGGCTCCATTGAGATGCTGAAGCACCACTACATCACCAACCACACGGAGAGGCTATGACAACATCCCACGTTCGCTCCATCATGAAGTCGGTCATTGCATCCGGATTTGACCCGACTGAAATGCAGTGGTTTGACATTTCAGGCGCCGACCTGTCCACCGGCATCAAGATCGACAACTTGACTACCCACCGGCCACCGTTTGAAAAAAGCCTGGTGCTATGGGCTGGCCAAACCTCAAGCCATGAGCGTTACGAGATGATGATGCTGGCTGCTGGAGACGATCCAGAGGAAGGCATTGTGCTTGACCTGAGCAAGGGACAGCCTGGCAAATACACCACATTCCCGCCGATGGTTTATGCCATTGTGGATGGCCAGATCAAGTACGGCCCAGTCGATGAGGGCCAAGACCTGCCAAGAGATGTGGCCGAGATCATGCTGGCCACCATGTCCAAGTGGCTGGAAAGCATGGACACCGGCTGCGAGTGTTATCAGCCAGTGATAACCAACACCTTCACGAACAGGCGCAAAATCGCTGCAGGCAAAACACCGACCTACGACTGGCACACCGTCAAGATCGGCCCAAAGACCGCCAGAGGCGAATCGAAGGGCGGAACGCACTCACCCCCCAGGCTGCACGACCGTCGCGGCCACATTCGCAGGCTGGCCAGTGGAAAAAACGTCTGGGTCAAGGCTTGCAAGGTTGGCGATGCCAGCCTGGGCGCTGTGTTTCACGATTACAAGATAGAGGCGAAATGACCACAATCGCAGAACGCAAGCACATGAGCCGCGTGGCCGAGCTGGGCTGCGCTGTGTGCCATCGCCTAGGCTACGGTGCAACCCCGGCCGAGCTGCACCACCCCAGGCACGGCACCGGCATTGGCCAGCGTGCCAAGCACATGGACGTCATCCCTTTGTGCCCGGAACACCACCGAGGCAACACTGGCGTGCACGGCTTGGGAACCAAGGGCTTTGCCAAGCACTACGGATTCAACGAGGCCGACCTGCTGGCCGATACACTGGAGCGACTGAAATGACCGACGTCAAAGCAACACTGGCCGAGCGCGGAGCCAGATATGGCCAATTCAAAGACCACGCCAGAATCTCGCAAGAGATCAAACGCGTGATGCAAAAGACTGACGGGTGGAATAACCTCGGCGCAACAGGGCGCGAAGCACTGGAAATGATCGCACACAAGATTGCACGCGTCCTGAACGGTGATCCGACGTACATTGACAACTGGGTGGACATTGCTGGTTATGCAACCTTGGTGGCCGAGCGCTTGGAAGAAGCCAAGCAGGAAAACGCATGATCATCAAACTGCCTTGGCCACCAACCGGCCTCAGCCCCAACGCCAGAAACCACTGGGCAAAGCTGGCCAAACTGAAAAAAGCCTACCGCGAGACCTGCGCCTGGCAGGCTGTCGCGCAAGGCGTCAGGCCAATGCAAGCCAGCGGCCTGCACCTGACCATCACCTTTGTACCGCCAACTCGACGCGCTTTCGACCTGGACAACGCCCTGGCACGCATCAAGTCCGGCCTCGATGGCCTGGCCGACGTGCTCAAGGTAGACGACAAGCACTGGACGCTGACCATCCGCAAGGGCGAGACGGTCGGTGGATTCGTAGAAGTTCACATCGAAAGGCCCACAGAATGAAACTCCCAGACCAGCTCGAAACCATCCAGATCGATGCGCTCATACCCTACGCACGCAACAGCCGGACGCACTCCGACGCGCAGGTGGTGCAGATCGCCTCATCCATCAAGGAATTCGGATTCACGAATCCAGTGCTGATTGATG